GCTTTGTGACTAGCTACGAAATTTTTTGAAGTGGGTAACAGGGTAACGGGTAACATGAATCAAGCACAATTTGCTCGACTCCATGACGTAAGCAAAAAGACTGTTACCTCATGGAAAGATAAAGGTTGGGTTGTCCTAAACGCAGACGGCTCAGTGGATGTAGAGCTTAGTAATAAAAATTTAGAACTCTACAGAAAACCAAAAATTACACCAGATGAAGAAATTGATTTTGGAGTTACCCAAGGTAACGAGGTAACTGTTTTAGGTAACGGTGAGGAGGGTAACGCACCGTTACCTATGAGCGACTCTGCGGAGGCTGTACTCCCCACAAAAGAATTATCGCGTCGATTAACTTATGAAAAACTACAGGTCGAACGGGAAAAGGCGAGAGAGGCAAAACTCAATGCCGATCTTAGGGAAGGGACCTTATTGGAAGCCGACAAGGTATATCAGCATGACGCTGAGGTTGCGGCTCAATTACAACGAAAGTTACTTTCCTTACCTTCCGAGCTTGCAGTCAGGCTTGCAGCTATTAATTCCCCTGCAGAGATCGAAAGCACATTAAGGGAAGAAATAACATACTGCCTTAACGAGTTCTTAGATTCTTATGAAATTGAAAATTAGAGCAAGTTTTGCTGAGGCATTGCGACCACCTCCATTCTTGTCAGTCAGTAAATGGTCAGAACAATACATGGTGTTATCTGCCGACTACTCGGCAAGTACTGGTCGATTTAAAGCTTACCCTTACCAGAATGGCATTATGGATGCCATGACAGACACCAAAAACAAAACAATTACCGTGATGAAGTCGGCCCGTGTCGGTTATACCCAGATACTGAATAATGCCTTTGGTTATTTCATCCATTATCAACCATCACCAATTTTGATTGTGCAGCCGCGTAATGGTGATGCAGAGGATCATTCGAAAGGTGTAATTGCACCAATGTTGCGTGATGTTCCTGTATTGGCAAAGCTGGGGGGTAATGCAAAAAGCAAAGATTCTAACCAGACCATTCTGGCTAAAAAGTTCAATAATGGTTCCAGCGTTAAGTTAATTGGTGCTGATTCACCTGGTGGCTTTCGTCGTGTCACTGTTCGCGTGGTCATGTTCGATGAGATTGACGGTTATCCGATTGGTGGTGCAGGTGCTGAGGGTGATCAAATCTCACTGGGTAAAAAACGTGCTGAAACTTATTGGAATAGCGTCATTGTTTTAGGTTCTACACCAACCAACAAGGGTGACAGTCGAATAGAGAAGGCATGGCAGAACAGCGACATGCGCCGTTACTTTGTTCCATGTCCACATTGTCAGGAACTGCAAGTTTTAGAGTGGGGTGGGAAAGAGACTCCGCACGGGATCAAGTGGAAGCGTGACAATGATGGCGAATACATAGAGGATTCTGCATATTACTCTTGCATCAATGGTTGTGAAATTACCGAAGATCATAAGGGGTGGATGATCCAAAATGGAGTATGGCAAGCCACTGCACCCTTCAAAGGACATGCAGGCTTTCATATCTGGACAGGTTATTCATTACTACCCAAGGCGGGTTGGTCCCGACTTGTAGAGGAATGGTTGAACGTCCACAAGGATCCATTGCAGCGCAAGACATTTTTCAACCTTGTTTTGGGTGAGCCTTTCGATGATTTGGGTGAAAGTGTTTTACCAGAAGGGCAACTTTTAGACCGTTGTGAAGATTGGGTTGATGAAGTACCCGATGGTGTTGGCGTTTTAACTGCAGGTATCGACTTCCAGTATGATCGTTGTGAAATTGAGTGTGTGGGCTGGGGGCGCTTTGAAGAATCTTGGTCCATTGCTTATGAAACAATTTATGGTGAAATTGATGATCCTGCATACTGGGACAAGATTGATGCATATTTAAAAAAGCGATTCCGCCGTGCCGATGGTCGTCCATTTACCATTGCAGCAGCTTGTCTGGATACAGGCGGTCAGGAAGGACACACCCAAAAGGTTTATGACTTTTGTAAGGAACGCTTATCGCGTCGAGTTTGGGCGATCAAAGGTGAATCAGCTCGTAATGGAAAACGCTCACCTATTTGGCCAACCAAGAAACCAACAAGCCGCACTAAGAAAACATTTAAACCGATTATCCTTGGCGTGAATAGTGCTAAGGACCAAATCAGACGCCGTTTACATCTTGAAGTGGCGGGACCTGGTTATATGCATTTTCCGAGAGACCGCGATCTTGGTTATTTTCAACAGTTACTTGCTGAAAGGTTGATGACCAAGAAAGTAGGCGCAGACACATATCGAGTTTGGGAGTTGCCTGCAGGTAAAGCGAACGAGGCTTTAGACTGTCGTGTTTATGCATATGCTGCATTATGCGGCCTCAATCACATTGGTTTAAAACTCAATAGCCTTTGTGAACGAATGGAAAAGCAGGATTTTATACCGATGCAAGAAATTGAACGTGTTCTTGATGATCCTATGGATATTAACGAAATTTCGCCAACAACGGATGAACCTGTAAAAGCCGTTACGGTTATTAAAACAGAGGCTACTAAGAAAAAGTCTTTAGCTGAGCGAATGGCTGAAATGAACAATTAACCCTGCATCAAGCGGGGTTTTTTTTGGATAAATATTATGTATGACCCAAATACCTCACCGCTTGCTGGCATGTCAGAACCCCAGTTAAGAGCTGCTCTTAATACTGCTCAAACAGCATACACTCAGTTAATGACTGGTACGCGAGGGGTTGAGTTCTCTTATTCACAAGGGGATGGCAACCGATCAGTCAAATACGATCAGATTGATCTGCAACAACTTTTGCAGTTTCAACATATTAATGAACTGCAAAAGTTGTTGCAGAT